TAAGCTCCTTCTCACCAGGAAGAAAACCAATATCAAACATCGGATTCTGAATTAAGTCCGCCACAACAACCTCACCAAAACTCTAGGCTCTCGGTCCACGATACACGAATCCCAAATGAAAATACATACCAGATTTTTAGGGAGGGAAAAGTGACTTGTGTTTTACCTACAAGTCCAATGAAATTACCCCCGAATGAATTTATGAAACCAATAATATAGACGCGCACATGCGCGACGCACCCGCCAAAGGGGGGGATGGGGGGTCGACGATCAGCATTTGCTATGCTGCGATGCGGCGGAGTAACCCCCAAACCTTGCTGCATTGCAGCGGTCAGCTGCTGTCATTATCTGGAAAATAATTTATAAAACTTGTAATTAATTGCATTTTACCTATTGACTATCTAAAAAATATACTTACCTTGTTACTTGTAACAAGCGTTACAGTTTAACCAGAAAGGAAAGACAATGACTAAATATGAAACATTAGGTCAGATCGCGGACATCGAGGCCCAGATCAAAGAACTTCAAGGCAAGCGTGATCAGCTGCGTCTCGACGCAGTAACCAATGGCTGGGCCATCTGGTCAGTCAGCATCCGCACCACGGTTCCGAACCTGCAATGGTGGAAAGAAAACAAACCCCGTTCTTGGAAAAACTATTGCAAGAACACAGCGACCAAACGTTTCACCATACTTGCCGATTAATCAACTGGGGGCTTCGGTCCCCACCCATCAACTAGAAAGGAAAGACGATGGCTTTAAATTATGATCTAACCAAAGTGGCAGCAGACTATAAAGATGACGCTGTTTGGCCCATCACTAACGCTCTAATCTGGGGCACCATGTCAGTGGCAATGAACGAAATCACCGAAGACAATTGGAAAGAGTTCTACACCCGCTGCTATATGATCGAGACTATTCACGGGACATGGTTAAACCAAAACGGGAAACGTCGACCAATAACACCCGAAGACGTGAAAGATCATATCGGTCTACATACCAATGCATCAACGCTCACCAAAGCAAAATTCAAAGCGGATATCGACCGTCGCCTAAGATACGCTGCTGATGCTATGATGCGATAAAAACACTTGTACCCCGCCCACAAGCGGGGTATACTCTACTTGTTCAATAAGAAAGGAAAGAACATGACTAGACCAATAAGCACAATCGCGAAAGAGATCAGCGCAGACTGGAACAAAGTTTACTTTGGCGCGGTACCTTACCTTGAGGCAATGCACTCGCTCAACAGCATCGATGACAATTACATCTATGATAGCGGTAGATCAGTAGTGAGTTACTTTCTGGCGAACGCCGGAACATGGCGCGGCGACAAGGCGCGTGAGATCAAGAAAGAGCTAAAGGCAATGCTCTGATGTTTCACGCTATCGAGACATTAATTAAATGGTGCCGTGGTCGTCAGACCACGGTACTCGAGGATGTACTGGGCTGCGTCGCATTGTTTGCGATGCTGTTCATTTTACTAGGAGTAACGACATGAAAATAGATCATCATGTATGGAAAACAGGCGAATACTACAGCAATGGAGAGCCTGTAGTAGATAGCCGCTGGATCTATGACGATGAGTTCAAACGCGCCCTCAACGACGGGCGCGACATGGTTCGCAAGGCAAGACTGAACCAATGGGATCATCCAGCGTATGCTCAAAGATTTTGGAACAGGATGTCACTACCTTGGGAAGAGAAAGAAGATAACCTGATGCTGTCATTCATGAACAAGTACGAAGGCACAGGGAAACGAGGCGACGTTATCCACTGCCTGGCATGGTGCATCAGACGTACCACCACATCGATCACCACCAGGTTAAACACATTGAAGAAAGACAAATGCCCTTGTTGCGGCAAGTAATCGAAATCCCCTGGCCCTTGGGATAATGGGCTGTCTTTCCTTTCCCCTGCGGGCGCAAGCCCGCAGGGTTTTTTGTCAAGGGCGCAAGGCCCTGCGGGCCGCAGGCCCGCAGGATCTGAGCCAGGCCGCAGGCTACCCGAAAGTATAGCGATGACCTACCCTAATTAGTTGTGTGCTACTTGTAATTAATTGTGGACTACTTGGCACATCCATGCTACCAAGGTGTCAGAGGCAATGGTGCCTCGATTCTAGCAATAAAGGAAAGCGCTATGAAAAAATCTTACGTTAAAGAAGAAACTCTTGAAATCCTAGTTGACATCAAACTGGGAGACGTCGCGCAGCTGATCGACGTGCTGCAAAACGTGGCTAACGAAGAGGGCGGTTCTAATAATTGGAAAGCCACAGATCTTTTACGCAAGCTAAAAGAGTTACGCCGCGAAGCTGCCGAGGAAGCGCGGCGCGAGTTTCAAAACATGTTAGAGCGCACATAATAGGAGGCGGGGGATCGAAAGATCCCCCGATTTTTTATGATTGAAATGACACCCATCAACGCAACGCTAATTGCCGAAGGCGCACTAGACGCGGATCAGGAAACCCAAATCGAAGCCTGGCAATACCTGGTCGACACCGGCCTAGCCTGGGCGCTGCAAGGATCCTTCGGGCGCATGGCCCAGGAACTTATCGACCAGGAAGTTATCACCGCACCGTAAAAGAGGGGCCGCAAGGCCCCTTTTCCTTGTCCCCTGGACAATAGAAAAAAGAAAACCCGCAGGGCGCAGGGCCGCAAGCCCGCAGGAAAAGAGAGCCCGCAGGGCGCAGGGCCGCAAGCTTATAAAACTTTTTACTTGTATCTAGCTTGGAAGTTTTATACTCTGTCAGTGTTCAATTAGAAAGGAATGAACATGCAACATGCAATCATCTACAACGGGCCAAGCCTCTTGGATGGTAAGCCAATAGTCGTTATCGCGACTTATTCAAACCGTAACAAAAAGACTGGACACGTCGTGCAAACCTACATCTTGCGCGCGGATATTAACCCGCTCGAAGCCAGCAAGACGGGCGCGGACTTTTCAATTTGCGGATCTTGTCCCATGCGCGGGGAAGTTACAACGGATCCCAAGCGCAAGATTGCCAAGGGCCGCAAGTGCTACGTTAATCTTGGGCAAGGTGTCTTAATTGTCTTTAAAGCATACAAGCGCGGCGTTTATAAAGAGGCGCTAGTGGTAGAGGGCGACGGGTTCAAGATCAATCAAATAAAAGACATGGGCCGCGGTCGCTTTGTCCGCGTCGGTACATACGGCGACCCCGCTGCCGTACCGTCCGAAGTTTGGGACGATTTGCTGTCCGAGTGCGATACTTGGACAGCCTACACACACCAAAAACCTTGGCGACCAGAAATCGCAATGCAAAGCGCAGACTCACACGCGGAAGCAATCGCACATTGGAAAGCGGGCCGCCGCACATTCCGCGTAATCGCGGATCTTGGACAGCTGGACCGCGCGAACGAGGCCCTATGCCCCGCGTCAAAAGAGGCAGGACGCCGCGTCCAGTGTACCGCATGTAAACTTTGCAAGGGATCCAGCAACGCAAAATCAATCGCAATAGTAGAACACTAAAGACCAGGGGCCATTGGCCCCTTGTCCATGTCAAGGGAAAGTTTATGACAGAAACTTTCCCCCTGGCACATGGCCCTTGTTCCACGGCACATGACCGGATACAATAAACAAACAAGGGCGCAGGGCCGCAGGGCTAGGGCGCAGGGCGCAGGGCTAGGGCGCAGGGCGCAGGATACGCTCTAGCTCGGGCCGCAGGCCCTCGAACAAGGCCGCAGGGTCCGTGAACCGCGTACCAAGGCCGCAGGACAGCCCGCAGGACGCAAGGTCGGGCCCCGCATCCCCCCGAAATAAAAATAGATCACGCTCCAAGGCCCTCTTTACTAAGAAAAAATTTGCACCGCCGCGCACAAAATATGCCATGTTCCAAGCGACTTGATGAGGCGAGACTTTTACTGCGCTCGATTTGGCTACTTTCAATTCCATCCAAAACGGTAGGCCATCCCATACCATGTGGACATCTGGCACACCGCCGCCGTGCTTGTTCTCAATGCGGGTAGCAAAGCTATTCTTCGGTAGGTTGCTCCTGATCGATTGCCAAAAGTTCGCCTCTGGTCCCTTGCTCATCCGGTGTAATATCCTTTGCTGTACCTTCGATCACAAACGCTTGAGGATATTGCTTCTGCAATGCAGCCAGTCGAGCGGTGATCTCATCCCGCGACATCTGATCAATGGTGTTTATGTTTTCCCTTCTGTCAACCGTCAAACCACCCAAGGCAGACCGTATCTTTTCAGCGTTGATTGCCGCAGAGAATTGCCCCGCGTCTTCCGCACCCAAGGATAACTTATGCAGCCGCTCAAGCTGACCAATAGTTGTCACACCATATCGCCGCTCTCGTTCCTCTCTTAGTTCCTGTATATATTCCAGAACATGTGGGTAGTCTCTGCCATTAAGCAGAACAGAGGCATAGTCTTTGGCCTTTGTTTCTACATACCCTGCTTTCCTTGCACACTCAGCATTCGAGTAGATGCCCTCGACAATGTGTCTAGCAAACGTCTTCTGTCGGTTGGTCAGTTGGCGACCGTGTTGTTGTTCAATTTTCTTCTCAAGGGATGCCATGTCTGCCTCGTTGTGTTCTGACCACAAGTTAAACCAAGGGCAAAAAGTTTTCAATAGACAGGTGGAGCTATGCGTTTGCAAAGGGGCTCATGCACCCAGTGCAACTCTAGTATAGGGGGTTTCTCCAGCGAAAACGTAATAAATGTAATCAAGTGTAATCTTCTCAGGGCAGTTTTTTGCAATGTTTTCAATGGGTGATTACACTTATTACGCTGATTACATTAAATTTGAAAGGGATTGAACGGTGGTCGTAAAAATCTAGAAAAAACTGTTATAAGGGTAAACACAGGACCAAGAGCCGCGAACCGCTTGCCTTTTTCCTTACACCTGCTATAAAAATAATTATAATTATAGGAGTAAGTGTAAATGGAACACCCCCACAAACAAATATCTGAAATCCAACATGCGTTAGAAATTGCTGTTGGTCGTTGCGGTTCGATCAAGGCATTTCTTGATCGTATGCATGACACAAATCATTTCTACACGATGCGTATTGAATGGGACGGGATTTCCTATCCCACGATCAGGAAGTTGTATCTCTGGGACGACAGCCAATCCTCGTCTTTTGCAATCGACACGTTGTACCGTGTGCATTTAATGGTGGAGGATTTTTTCGAGAACGAACGTGGGGCTTGACTGCCCTACAACTTTCAACTAACTTACAAGCTATCAACAAGTAGAGAAGGAAAGATCTATGACTACATTTACTTTTACATGGCGTGAAGTTGAGGGCGGTGATTTCTTTGAGACATCGATCGCTGCCACTACCAAAGAAGAAGCGCACACCAAATGGTTGGAGTGGGCGGATGGTTTCTGGGAGACTGATCAGTCTCTTCTCACATTCTTTTCTTGCAAAGAGGAGGTGTGATCATGAAGGTACTTATTGGTTGCGAGACATCAGGCACGGTGCGTGATGCGTTTTTGAGAATGGGCCATGATGCGTGGTCCTGTGATATTTTACCTGCGGACACTCCGACTAATCGTCACATACAGGATGACATTCGGAACGTGATGCGTGGTGACTGGGATTTATTGGCGGTGATGCATCCGCCTTGCACGAGGTTGTGTAATTCTGGTGTTCGTTGGTTGCACAAGGCTCCGCCCAATCGGACGTTGGAAGAGATGTGGCGTGAGTTGGATGAGGGTGCTGCATTATTTTCGGATGTATGGAACGTGGATCATATACCGATGGTCGCGGTTGAGAACCCTGTGATGCACAAGCATGCGAAGGCTCGGATTAAGAACTACGAGCCGTTTGCTCAGAGCATACAGCCTTGGGAGTTTGCGGAGGCTGACGACAGTGAGGACAATGTGAAGAAGCGGACCTGTTTGTGGCTGCGTAATTTACCGAAGTTGGTTCGGACTGGGAGTTTGGATGGATCGACGGCTCGGGATGAGTGTCACAAGTTACCGCCGAGTGCGGATCGTTGGAAGCTGCGTTCTAAGTTTTACAGGGGCATTGCTGATGCGATGGCTATGCAGTGGGGGGCTTTGGCATGATCTTGTTGCAGGAGTATACGATCCGAGCGAACCGTGGTCGCCCTCGCATTTGGTTGGAGGGCAAGCGGTTGGTCGAGGCAGGTTACGAGCGCGGCGTTCGGTTTGACGTAATTCGGTTACCACTGCGTGACGGCGGCATGGCGTTAGTTCAGAACGAGGAAGGGACTGGCAAGCGCAAGGTATCGGGGAAGGGAGACCGCCCGATAGTTGACATTGTTGGTTCGGAGATTGTGAACAGCAAGTTGCGTGTTGGCGATGAGGTTGTGATCACTTACGACTGTGCTGTCGGGGGGATTTTAATCAGGAGGAAAGAGAATGCC